TCAGCGGGCCGGTGGGTGTGATGACCCGCCGCGCTCGCGCTTACGTTGTACCATGTCGGGCTGTTCAGCGCCGAAGTCTGGCCGCAAGCCCGGCCGGTGTGGCGCCGACGGCCACCATCAGCGCCTGCAGAGCGATCACTGCGCGCTCCTCGAGCTCGGCGAGCATGGGGTCAGTCGAGTTGTCGCCGGCCGCCACAAGCAGAGCCTCGCTGCACGGCATGCCCAGCCAGTCGGCCAGCACCGAGTGCAGCGGGTCGTGGTCCCGGGTCATTGCTGCGACTTCCGCGCCGTAGCCAAGCTCCTGTGCTGTGCGGGCCTGCTCGGCGTCACCCCGCGGGATCGCCGTGACCACCGCACCTCCCGGCAACGTTGTGCGCACGATTTCGGCGCCGATCTCGATCGTGGTCCCGTTCGAGAGCTCGAGCATCACGGTTCAGACGCGGGCGGGCCACTGCCAGGTGCCGAGGTCGGTCCCTTCCTCGATGCTCGTCGCCCAATGGTCGGCTGGGCCGTCGAGATGGACCTTGAGGTTGACCTTGCCGCTGTCATCGAACACGCGAACAACCGTCGCGGGCGCATCCGGCGCGCCGTTGTTGGCGAGCGTAGAACCGGCGGGAAGGGTGTAGATGACGATGCGTCCGATGGATGGCTTCATGGTGACCAGGATGACCCCAAGGTCCCAGCGTTGACAACGCGCGGAGCCGCGTGATCGCACTGGCAGCATGAAGGTTGCTTACGTCGACCCGAGCAAGCCGATCCGCGACCCGGCCACCATGCGACCCGGCGCGCGAGCGCGCCATATGGGCATTGATGCAGAGGGCAAGGCGCTGACCGAGTTCGACGTCCCGGAGACCTCGTTCTGGATCCGGCGTGTGCTGGCCGGCGAGCTTCGCCGCCTCGACAACTCAGGGCCGCTCGCGCCCATCGCCCCACTGACGAAGAGGTAACTGGCCATGGGCATCAACTTCCAGTCGCTTCCCACCTCGATCCGCACGCCGTTCGTCGGGGTCGAGTTCTCCTCGGTGGCCGCCATTCAGGGGCCGACCGATCTCCCGTACAAGGCGGTGATCGTCGGCCAGAAGCTCTCGTCCGGCACAGGCACGGCTGATACCATCGTCGGGCCGGTGACCAGCGTCGACCAGGTCATCGGCGTCGGCGGCCGTGGCTCCATCCTTCATCGGCAAGCGATCGGATGGTTCGCGAGCAACGAGAACACCGAGCTGTGGCTCGGCGTGCTTGCCGACAACGGTTCCGGCGTTGCCGCGACCGGAACCATCGTGTTTGGCGGCACCGCGACGGCGGCCGGGACCATCGCGCTGTACCTCGGGGGCGTGCTCGTTCCCGTCCCGATCGCCAGCGGCAACGCGTCCACCGATCAGGCAACTGCGGCCGGCACCGCCATCAACACGAACGCCGACCTGCCCGTCACCGCGTCGGTTGCCAGTTCGACCGTGACGCTGACCTTCCGCCACAAGGGCCTCGTCGGCAACAGTTACGACGTCCGCGTCGGATTCAACGGAGAGACGCTCCCTGCCGGAGTGACGGCGCCGACGATCACCGCTCTCGGCGGCGTGGTCGCCGGCACGCTGAACCCGACGCTGACCAACCTCATCGCCGCGATGGGGGACATGTGGTTTCAAATCTGGTCCCACCCCTACACCGACGCGACGAGCCTGTCGGCGATCGAAGCCGATCTGCTCGACCGGTTCGGCCCCATCCGGTCGATGGACGGGGTGGCCTTCACGTCGGCTTCGGGATCGCTGTCGACGCTCACCACGCTCGGCAACGCGCGCAACAGCGGGCAGAGCGTGATCATCGCGCAGCCAGGCGCGTCTCCGCTGACCCCGCCGATGGAGTTCGCGGCCGAGGTCGCGGGCGTGGTCGCGATCGCCGCGCAAATCGATCCCGCGCGGCCGTTCCAGACGCTCGCGCTCAAGAACGCCATCGCGACGGCAGCCACCGATAGATGGTCGGGCACGGAGAACAACCTGTTCCTGCACGACGGCATCGCAACCTCTGTGGTCGGCCCCGGCAACGTCGTGCAGATCCAGCGCGCAATCACCACGTACAAGACGAGCCCCGCTGGGTCGGCCGACACGAGCTACCTCGACGTGACCACGATGCTCACGCTGCTCAAACTACGCTTCGAGTTTCGGACGCTGTTCCAGAACAAGTACCCCCGCCACAAGCTCGCCGGTGACGGCGCGAAGGTCGGGCCCGGCCAGGCGATCATCACGCCGCTGATGGCAAAGGCCGAGGCGGTCCACTGGTTCACCGACATGGAGCAGCTCGGGCTCGTCCAGAACGTCGACGCGTTCAAGCAAAACCTCGTAGTCGAGATCAACGCGACTGACCCGAACCGGCTCGACTTCCTGCTTCCACCCAACCTAATTGCTCAGCTCATCGTCGTAGCTGCCCAAATGCAGTTCCGGCTCGGGGCGTAAGGACTCATCATGGCGCAGCGAATCGGTGGCATCATTCAGGTCCAGGTGGATGGCACCATCCTTCGGGCCAAGGGCGATTTCACGTATATGCTTGGCGGCGTGAAACGCGAAGCGGTTGTTGGCACCGATGGCGAGATCCACGGGTACAAGGAGACCACCATCGTGCCGTCCATCGAGGGGGCCATCACCGACGACGGCACCGTCGATATCAAGGCCCTACAGGGGCTGACCGATGGCACGATCACCCTCAGGCTCGCCAACGGCAAGCTGATCAGCCAGTCCCATTCCTGGTATGCCGCCGAGGGCAAGGCAACCACAGCCGAGGGTGAGGTTGAAGTTCGTTGGGAGGGCAAGACCTCAGAGGAGATTCAGCCGTGACTGACCAGGATACCGCAGAGGCGTGGCCGCGCGTCGTGATGCTCACGCACCCGATCGAGTGGGGCAGCGAGCACATCACGTCGCTGACCTTCCGGCGAGGTCGAGCCGGCGACATGAAGGGCATCAAGCTGGGGGCCAACGGAGTCGAGGCCGACGACCTGATCCTGATCGCGTCACGCATGTCAGGCCGCCCCATCGAGATGATCTCGAAGCTCGACGTCGACGACGCCGCGGAGGTGATGGCCATTGCCCTGGGTTTTTACGGTCGGTGCCTCGCGGGTGGGAAGACGCCATAGCCGTCATCACGTACATCTTCCACTTCCCTCCGTCGGAGCTTGCTGCGTTGGAGTTCGGGGCGGAGTTCGGCGAGATCGAGTGGTGGCTGGACAAGGCGAAATGGATCAACGAGAAGCGCGATGGCCGGTAAGAACTCCACCCTATCGATTGTGATTCGGACCGTCGACAAGGCGACGGCCGGGATCCAGGCGGTGAACAAAAAGATCGACGAGATCACACGGCCCACGCGCGACTTCGGCAAGGCGCTCGGTGAGCTCGGAGAGAAGTCCGGCCTGCATTCGGTGGTGGATGGCTTCAAGGGCGTCGGTGGCGCGGTCGAGGGATTGATAGGCAAGATTGCACTCATCGGTGGTGTGGCTTCCCTAGCTGTGCACAGCGTGCTCGGACTCGTAGACGAGTTTGACGACCTCGGCGACAAGTCCGAGAAGCTCGGAGTCACCGTTGATTTTCTTGCGGCGATGCGGTTCGCCGCAGAGCGTTCGGGGGCAGCGGTGGACGTCCTCGACCAGGGGTTGACGGCGTTCAGTCAAAATTTAGGGCAGCTTCGGGGTGGCTCTGGAAAGCTGCTCACGTCGCTCCAGAAATGGGCTCCAAGCCTCGTGCCTGCGTTGCTGGCGACGAAGGGCACCGAATCCGCATTCCGGCTGTTCGCCGACGCCATCTCAAAGGTCACGGACAATCAGAAGCGATTGGCATTGGTTCAGAAGGCCTTTGGTAACTCGGATCTTGCGCCACTGCTAGCGCGTGGCTCTCATGGGCTGAGCGAGCTGCAAGGCGAGTTCGCAGGCACGGCAGGGTCCCTGGAAGAAGCGGCCGAGGCTGCCGGCAAGACCGACGACGCGCTGAAGACGCTCAAAGCCGCGACCGCTGGCGTGAAGGCGGCCATTGTGACCGGTCTCGCGCCGGCGTTGGAGATCGTCGTTACCCAGCTTGCCGAATGGTTCTCCGCTCACCGCGAGGACATCAAGGAATGGTCCGCACAGATCGGCAGTAAGGTACCCGATGCCGTGGAGAAGGTCGTCACGACGATCAAGGGAGCGGTCGAAACGGTGGCCGGAATCGTCGACGGTATCGGTGGTCTCAAGGTCGCCGCGCTGGCGCTGGTGGCGATCATCGTCGGCCCATTGATCTCGTCGATCGTATCGCTTGGGATCGCGATCCTGGCTACGCCGGTCGGATGGATCCTTGCGGCCGTCGCGGCGATCTCGCTCGGCGCCTTCGAGTTGATCTCCCATTGGGACGCGGTGAAGGGGTTTTTCGTCGACTTGTGGAACACGCTCCGCGCTAAGTTCGGGATCGCGCTCGATATCGCAGCGGTCGTGGTGGTTCCGTTCATTGCGATACCGCTCGAGATCATCGGGCACTGGGAAGGCATCAGCGGTTTTTTTCACGAGCTGTGGGACGACATCACAGGCGTATTCCAGCGCGCGTGGTCGATCATTGATTCAATCGTCGGCAAGGTGACAGGGGCCGTCGACGCTGTCACTGGAGCCATCGGCAAGGCGATCGACTTCATCAATCCGTTCAGCAGCACAGATACACCATCGCCCCCCACTAGAGCGATTGCTGCCAATTCGCTGGCTTCCGGGATTGGCGGAGCGGCGTCTATCACTCGCATCAAGGTCGATTTCGCCAACACACCGCGAGGCACGAAGGTCACGGCGCAGCCGCAGGGCCCGGCCACGATCGACATGACGACAGGCTACCAGTTCGGGTTTGGGCAATGAGCTGGCGCGAGGACCTGGGCCGGGTCGCGCTGCCAGACGGCAGGCGGCTCATCGGCGCCTCCTTTCGCGGCGTACCGTTCTTGGTCACGAGCTCGGCTCGCATCGGCGGCCGGCGGGTCGTCGTGCACGAGTTCCCGCTACGGCCCGACCCGTTTGTCGAGGACCTCGACAAGCGCGCGGCGAAGTTCAAACTCCAGGGCTACGTCATCGGCGACGACTACCTGACACAGCGTGACAAGCTGCGCGTGGCGCTCGAGGAGTCCAGCGGCCCGGGCGAGCTGAGACACCCGTCCTATGGCGTCGTGCGCGCCGTCTGCGAGAGCCTGGAGATCTCGGAGGCGAGCGACCAGGGCGGGATGGCAACGTTCGCGATCGATTTCGCCGAGGCGCCGCTACAGGCGCCGGTTCCTGTCCAGGTCGCCGACTCGTCGAGCAAGGTCTCGTCGAGCGCAGACGCGGCCAGGTCGGCATCGATGGCCCAGCTCGCCGCGACGTTCAGGGCGGCTGGCTTGCCCGGGTTCGCGCTCGCGACGTCCTCTGCGGCGATCGCGTCTGCGGCCGACGCGCTATCAACGAGACTCGGACCGGTCATCGCGGAGGCGCAGGAATTGGCCGAGCTCAACAGCGCGCTGACCCTGTTGGTGGCGCAGACCTCGTCGCTCCTGACGACCCCAGGCAGCATCGTGGACGCGTTCGCGGACGCGATCGAGTCGCTCGAAACAACCGCCGCTTCAGCGCCGTCCGCGCTGCTCGACGCTCTGATCGACGCCTACGGAGTGGACCTCGGATCGGTGCCCGCGTCGAACACCAGCACACGCGCGCGCGAGAGCGCCAACCTGGCCGCGCTGACGGGCGCGATCCGGCAGGTGCTCGCGCTAGAGGCGGCCCGCGTTGCGCCCGGCGTGCCCTACGCGACCCAGGATGACGCCACGGCCGCGCGCGACACGATCGCCGGGATACTTCAGGATCAGGCGCTGCTCGCTGGGGATATCGCGTTCCCGGGCCTTGTGGATCTGCGGAGCGAGCTGATGCTCGCGGTCCCGGGCGGCAACAACTTCCCTCGCGTCGTGACGACACGGCGCCGGTCGTCCATCCCGTCGCTCGTGCTGGCCCACCAGCTCTACGGCTCGGTCGAGCTCGAGGCCGACATCATCGCGCGGAACCGAATCGTCAACCCGGCCTTCGTGTTCGGCGACCTGCAGGTGCTGAGCAATGGCGCCTGACGTCGAGCTGCTGGTCGACGGCGTGCGCTACGGCGGCTGGAAGTCCGTGCGCGTGACTCTGTCACTGGAGAGCCTCGCCGGCTCGTTCGCGCTCGACGTCAGCGACCGGTGGAGCGATGACGCCGAGCCGTGGCCGATCCAGGAAGAGGATCCGTGCCGCGTGACGATCGGCAGCGGCGATCGGCGGCAGACCGTGATCGACGGATTCGTCGACTCGCGCGCGATCAGGGCCGACGCGACGACGCGGGACCTCACGTACAGCGGCAAGGACAGGGCGGGCGCGATCGTCGAGAGCAGCCTGTTGGTCAAGGCGTCGGCTGTGAAGGCCGCGAAGTGGACGTTCTTCAGCATCAACATCGCGGACTTCTGTCGGCAGGTCGCTGCGCCGCACGGCATCGCCGTGAGTGTGCAACCAGGTCTCGTGCTGCCGGTCGATCCTCGGCTTGTCGCGCACGTAGGTGAGACCGGGTTCGAGGCCGTGAAGCGTGCGGCCGGCTCGGCGACCGTCCTCATCGTCAGCGACGGAAAGGGCGGCATCCTGATCACCCGGACCGGAACGGCGCGCGCGGCGCCGCTGATCGAGGGCGCCAACATCAAGAGCGCCGAGGTCAAGTACGATGCGACTGGCCGGTTTCGGAGCTACTTGGTCTCGACGCAGTCCCCCGGCACCGACGAGGCCAGCGGCGAGGCTTCGCAGATCCAGGCCGAGGCAAAGGATCTGGCCGTGCGGCGTGCGTCGCGGACGCTCATCATCCGGCCCGACAAGTCCATGACCACGGCCGAAGCGAAGCGGCGCGCCGACTGGGAGGCCCGCGTCAGGGCCGCCAAGGCGACAACCGCGACCGTCACCGTGCAGGGCTGGCAGCAACCGAGCGGCGAACTGTGGCCGCTCAACGCGATCGTGAACGTCCATGCGCCGCGGATGATCGGTGTAGACGGCGACATGCTGATCTCGCAGGTCGAGTACTCGATCAGCGAGGGCGGCCAGATCACGCAGCTCAACCTCGTGCGGCCGGACGCGTTCGAGCCCGAGCCGCTGATTACCGGGGTTGGCGGCGTGGGCGCTTCCCAACCATGGCTCGTGCTCGACAAGCAAGGCGAGTTCGTCGAGCCGAAGGCCGGCAAGCCCGCTCCATGATACCGTTCGGTAGATGGACGCGCGCGAATGCTACGAGGAAGCCACAGGTCGCCACGACCTCATGAGGCGGGCATTCGAGACCGGCGATGTGCCCTGGCCTGCATCGATCGGATCGGGCCGAACAGCTGATAGATCGCTCGGCGCTCTAGGTCACGATCGGCGTGACGAACGATCGCGTGCAACGCATCTCGGCTCAGCACTCTCGCGGTCCTCGCGTTGGCGACCGTTGCCCAGTTGCGCTTCGCGGTATCGTCGATCGCTTCCCATGGACGAAGCCGAAAAGAGCGATCAGGCATTCGCCCAGGCGTGCCGAGCGGCGCTGGCCACTGCAGCGATCGGAGCGCGCTGATGCTGACCCGCGATCTCCTGGCCCAGCTTGAGCACCTGGCGCGCCCGCTGCGTAACCAGCTCGTGAACATCATGGCGCGCGCGGTGCTGCAGCTCGTCGACGACACAAAGAAGATGCAGGTGGTCCAGGTCGGCGTGCCAGAGACGCGGCCCGACGCCGAGCACTTCCAGCCGTACGGCTTCTTTTCGGTCCCGCTTCCAGGCGCCGAGGGCGTAGCGCTGTTCCCCGGCGGCGACCGCGGGCATCCGCTGGTGATCGTGATTTCGGATCGCCGGTACCGACCGACAGGGAGCGAGCCAGGCACGGCCGGAATCCACAACCAGACCGGCGCGCGCGTCGTCGTGCTGGCCGATGGGAGTATCGAGGCTCGCTCGTCCGGCGGGTCCGCAGCGCCAGTGGCGACCAAGGCCGACCTCACCGCCCTGAAGTCCGCCATCAACGGCTGGACGCCGGTTGCGGGCGATGGCGGTGCCGCCCTCAAGGCCGCTCTGCTGGCGCTGTTCGCTGGCCCGCCGGCATGGCCTGCCGGGACCAGCGTGCTCAAGGCCGAGTAGATCCATACCCGGCGCGCTCGTACAGCCGACGGCTCCAATCCTGCTCGACGACGACGGAGCCGCATCCGGCATCGATCACATCGCGCACGACGCGACCATCCACCGTGATCGGAAACCGTTCGGGGAGGATGCGATCCTCGAGCGCGTAGGAGGTGCGCTCGGGCTGCAGTCTCAATTGGTGGCCGATCGAAATGAACTCCATCGGCGCAGTGTGCCACGATTGACCGGCCGCCACCGGCGTGATCGTTGTGGGGCGTGCCTTTCGATCGTCCCTCGCTAGCCGACCTGATCACACGCATCGGCGGCGACTTGCGCGGCCGGCTCGAGGTTGGCGGCCCGCTGCTGCGCAGGGCGATGGCGGACGTGCTCAGCTCGGTCTGGGCCGGAGGCGTCCACACGCTCTACGGGTTCCTCGATTGGTTGTCCCGCCAGTTGTTCGCTGACACCGCCGATGACGACCAGCTGCTGCGCAAGGCGAAGCTGTACGGGTTCTCGCCAATCGCAGCCGGGTTCGCGTCGGGCAACGTGACGGCGACGGGAACGAACGGCAGCACGATCCTGGCCGGAACGATCCTGCGACTGGACGCCGTGACCACCTACATCGTGACGACCGGGCAGACGATCTCCGCTGGTGTCGCGACGCTTCCGGTCACCGCCTTGCTGGCCGGTGCCGCGGGCAACATCCCAGAGGGGACCGCTCTCAACTTCGAGACGCCCCCGGCAGGGGTGGCCTCGGCGGCGGTCGTGGCGACCGGCGGGATCACTGACGGCGTGGACCAGGAGACCATCACGCCGGGACTCCGTGCTCGCTTCCTGCTGCGCCTGCGCACGCCGCCGCGCGGCGGCTCGGCCGGCGACTACGTATCGTTCGCGCTCGAGGTGCCGGGAGTGACCCGGGCGTGGGAGTTTCCGCGCGAGCTCGGGCTCGGGACGGTCGTGGTGCGGTTCGTCCGCGACCTCGACGTGTCGATCTTCCCTGACGCCGGTGCCGTTGCAGCCGTGCAGGTCAAGCTCGATGACAAGCGCCCGATCACCGCCGTGGTCACCGCGGCCGCACCCACGTCGCTCGCGGTTGCCTTCACGATTCATGTCGTGCCGGATACCGCCGACACGCGCGCGGCGGTGGCGGCCGAGCTGGGAGATCTGCTGGATCGCGTCGGCGAGCCGGGCGACGGCGCCGGTCGCGGAACCGTCCTGCTCTCGGCGATCAGGACCGCGATCGGCGTGGCAACCGGCGTCACCGACTATACCGTGACCGTGCCCGCGGCTGACGTCGTGCCCGGCGTTGGACAGCTGCCTGTGCTGGGGACGATCACGTGGGTGTAGTCACGCCAGTGTTTCTATCGGCCGTGGCCGCGTCGCAGGACGACTCGACATCGTTCTCGTTCGCGACTCCATCGGTTCAACTCGGCGACGTCCTGTTGGTGATATGCGGATTCACCGTACTCGGCCCCGTGCACATCGTGACGCCGTCCTGGATCGAGGCGATCTCGTTTCAGGGCGCGCTCGACCTCGACTACATCCTCTTGGCGTCGCACGTTATCGACGGCTCGGAAGGATCGACGATGAGTGTCACCTTCGATCGGGCCGTGACATCGTCGCCGCTGGTCGAATGCCTGGCCTACCGCGGGATCCAGCCGCCCGGGCTCTCGTATCGGTTCGAGCTGGCCGGTGTCGAGGGCAGCACCAGTTTTCCTTGCCCGGCCCAGGCGCCGCGGTCGGATCAGGACCTCTACCTCGGCATCGTCCATGATCCCGACAACGGCCAGCCGTTCACGCTCCCTGGCACCACGCGATACCTCGACGGCCCCGCCGATTCCACGCTCGGCGTGTTCGAGTTGGCGGCGGCGGCTTCTAGCGGCATCGAGACGGCGACGGCATCCGTGGCGACCGTCGGCACGGCGATGTCGCTGCTGTTGCGAGCCTCCGACGACCCGCAACCGTATAGCGACATGCTCAGTCAGCTTCTCCCGCCGGGGAAGCTATGGCGGCTCATTGGCAGTAGCGTTCTCGGAAAGCTCCTCACCGCCTGCGCGGACGAGCTTGGGCGTCTTGAGGGTCGCGTGCAGGACCTCTTGGTCGAGCTTGACCCGAGCACGGCCTCCGAGCTGATCCCCGACTACGAGCGCGAGCTCGACATCGTGGCCGCGCCGACGATCGCGGAACGACGCGCGCGCATCATCGCCAAGACGATCCAGAACCAGGGCGCGCGCCCGGACGACTTCCGGCAAGAGCTGTCGTCTCTGCTCGGCCAGGCCGCCGCCGACGTGGTCGTCATCGAGCGGACGCGGGCCCAGGCGATCGCGCTGGGTGACGACCGCGAGATCTACGCGTTCTTCATCTATCGCGACCCGACCTTGCCGGGCGTGTACTTCCTAACGGCGGCGCAGGAGCACGTCACCGCGATGCAGCCGGGCCACACGATCGGCACGGTGATCGAGTCGATCAACGCGCTCTACGACGACCCGTTAACGCTCCACGACCGGGATATCCTGGGGGCATGATGCGAGGCCTTCCAGTCGCCAGGGTTCGCGGCGTCAGGTGGTGGTCGGCGATCGCGGGCCGGCCGCGCAACCTCATGCGGTTGGTCGCGCGACGCAAGATCGCCGATCTGCCGGCGCCCGCCGGCGGAGATTTACCGGTACCTGCCGGGAAACCTGATCCGGCGGCGCGGCTCGCCGGCGAGCTCGGGACTACCGCCGGCGGCGGCCGCGTCGATGTCCTGCGCGTGGTCCGAGGCGGTGCCGGGCCGGCGGCCACGATGCTTCCCGGGCCCGGGGAAAGTGGCGCCGGCCGATGAGCGCGACCTCGAGCGTCCTCGGCCTCGGCGACATCGCACTCACGTGGGACAACGCGCAGGGCAACGCCGACCTGTCCATGATCGACGGCGACCTCGCGTCCGATCGCGGGCTCGAGACGGCGATGCTGCTCTCGTTGATGCTCGACCGGCGCGCCGACGTCGACGACAAACCGCCGAGCAACGACCCGGCCGACAAGCGGGGCTGGTGGGCGGACGAGTTCTTGCCGAACGAGGGCGACAAGATCGGCTCCCGGCTGTGGCTGCTCGATCGCTCGGTGATCAGCCGAGAGACGGAGCAGCTGGCCGAGTTCTACGTGCGCGAGTGCTGGAAGTGGCTGCTCGACGACAAGGTCATCGCCGCGCTCGACGTCCGCATCGTCACGGCCGGCGAGCGCATGGACATCTTGGCGGTCGTCACCAGGCCGTCAGGAGACCGCACGCAATTCCGATTCCAGAACGTGTGGGATCACCAAACCTGAAGGATCGCCGATGAGACACCTCGCCCTCGCCTCGTTCGTTGCCGCCGCGCTCTCGCTGGGGGCCTGCGTGTCCTGCGCCCATTACCCCGCCCCGCCGGCCGATGCTCGCGCCGACGCCTCGCCACCAGCTACCGCCACAGGAGACAGCCTCGCTCACGGCAACCGCACAAAGCTGTACGGTGGAGGCGACGCGGTAGCCAGCAACTCGAGCATCTTGCGAAACACCCCTGACAACATCTCAACCACGGGATCCACTGTACTCATGTGGACCTTCGGATTGCTATCCGGCGACCGTCCCAAGAACTTCTCGTTCACGTGCGTTGGCGATGGCTTGGTAGATATTGCAACTATCTCACTGGACATCATTTCGCAGGGCGACACTGCTACCAACCTGTTTTCAGCATCCGCGACGAACTTACAGTCCAGCGTCTTCACCATCGTACCGGTAACGCTCTCATCGCCCGTCGCGCTCGGCGCAACTGATCGCCTGGTCCTTAAGCTGGTCGTGAACGCGGCCGGGCTATCGGTGGGATCGGTTACGCTGACCTACGATCACCCGACCCCGTGATGCTGCCTCGTGCTACTGGACGTTGAGCACAGCGGTCGTCGCGATGAACGTCGGCGTCGATGCGACGATCCCGATATCGAGGTGGCTCTGGTCTCCCTCGACGAACGGCACTTGGAAAGGAACCGACGCGCTCGCAGCTGTCCCGCATGCGGAAACTGGTCCGCATTGCCAACCCCCAACCTCGCGAGTCCTGGCGCATGGGATGAAAAACCCGCCACCCGTGCCCATACACTGCACGGCGACCGAGCCTGACGTCACCGCCTGGCCGATCGCCAGGCCGTCAACCTGCGCCACCCACAGCTGTTGGGTGGCAGTGATATTTCCCACCATCTGGAAGGCTCCGCCGGCCACCTGAAGGAATGTCCCTGCGCCGAGCGTGCTCGAACCCGGCGAGGTCGTAACCGTGCCGCACGCCCCGCTCGAATGGGCCTGGTACACGTCGGTCGATCCGGCCGCTCGCACGGCGACCGAGAAGCACAGGCCAGCGGCGACCGATGGCGTGAACGAATCACCGCCGGGAACGTAGCCGCCGAGCGCAGTGGTGTTCCAGTTCGCATCGCCGGGTGCCTTCGTCCAGTACTCGAACTCTGGGACCACCCCGGCCGGGCACGTGGCCGACCCGGACAGTGCGATGCCTGATCCGACCTGCGCCACGAACCCGGCGGCGGGGGCCGTGAGCGTGACCGCCGTGCAGGGGTCGGCGGTAAGCTCCTGAGAGTTGGTCGTGATGTCGCCATTGGTGCAGCCCGACAAGCACAGGGCGCCCACCAGTAGCACTGCATGAAGTTTGTCCATGCCGAGAGACTAGCATCGCGCGGAACGCCGTGATCGGGATGTTGGCATGATCGCTGATCGACACCGCCCACGACAACACGACCACGCCGCCCACCGTCTGGCCGACGCCGCGATTGCCCTCGCGGCATCGGCGATTGGCGGCTGAGTTTCGTGCGCTCACTACCCGGCGTCGCCGGATGACGCGCGGGACGACGCCCACATCACCAACGACGCAGGAGTCACGACGATGGGTTCGTTCACGTTCACCGCCGACGCCACCACCAACCAGCTCGCGATCACCGCGCACGGGCTCGTCACCGGCGACGGACCGGCCGCAGTTCGCAACGTCGGTGGCTCGCTACCCAGCCCGCTCATCCCTATCACCGACGTGTTCATCATCCGGGACGATGCGAACCACGTGAAGCTGGCGACGTCGAACGCGAACGCCCTGGCCGGGACCTTCATCGACCTCACGACCGCGGGCACCGGCACCAACTTCCTCGAGATCGGGCTCCCCTACCGTCGGCCGCGCACGGCCGCGGTCGGCGGGCAGATCAAGAGCGCCGACTTCAACGCCACCTGGGACTCGCTCGTAGCGATCTACGACCTTCTGACCGGGCAGTCGCAGAGCGTGTGGAGTGGGGGTTCGGTGTCGCTGGCCGGCAACGCTGTGGCGACAGGTTACGTCCAGGGTAGCGATATATATCACGGCGACCGGATCAAGATGTTTAATGGGGCTAGTTCAATTCCGGCAACCAACGTTACTCAGTCGAGCAATGGCTCGTCGACGGGGACCGCTGCCGCGACGTTCACGATCCCGCTTGATGGATTCGAGGTCGGCGACCGACTCAAGTCCGTCGTCTTCACCGCTAAAGGTTCCGGCGCCGGTACCATGACCTCTCAGCTGTCAACCGGGTCGGGCACAGCGGGCTTTTCGACACCGGCGCAGTCAGGTAGTGGTGCGAGTGTAAGCAACCCGGTTGGTACAGACACCGACTACACACTAACCATCACGAGCCCGACCGCGATGACGGCATCGCTGGGAGCATGGTTTCTAGAAGTACAAATCGCCAGCGCCGGTACACTCGCGATCACTAAAATACGCGCAACCTATGATCGGCCGCCGCCCTAACCGTCAGTACGTCGCCCTGATATTCGTCAGGCCAAGCGAAGCTGTGGATCCGTCGATCCTGACGAGTAAGAAAGGGGCACCTACCGACGCGCTAATCGGGAGCGGGTTGGTGACTGTAACAGCGTAGTCATTTT